CCATGCTGAATCAATCGAACCACTTACCATTAATGCGCCACCATAGGCTGCGCTGGTAAAGTAGTTATCAGTTGTGTCGTCCTTTAATGCACCACGATCTACAGAGTAGTCAAATGTCTGAACTTTAATACCATCAGTTGATACGGTTGGTGCATTTCCACCAGTACCGTAAAGTCCTGATTCGAGGGTTGCTTTTAAATATGATAATCCCATGTTACTCACCTTAAACTATATTAATCATTTCTCTATATGTGAACTTTATTGCCACCATATACTGTGTTCCATCTTGCCTATCAATTGTTGGTGTGATTGCTTGGAAATCACGCATTGTGCCAACTGCTGCTGCTTCAATAATAAGTATAATTGCTGGTATCTTTACTGCAATATCTGTTACTGTATCACTCACAAAGTTAATTGCATAAGTTGAATCCATAAAGTATGATACTGCGGTTTCTTTTTCAATCTCTACGCTATCTAATGTGATTACAACTTCTTTGGTTGCTAACTTCTCTTGTGGTGAAAGATTAACTTTATATCCTGCAGTCTTTAGACCAGTAACTATATTGTCAAGTACTGTCATTTCCTTCTCCCTGCTGCTATCATTTTCTTCATACTCTGATTAATGCCACGCCTTACTTGTTCAACTGCATATGATTTAAACTTCTTCCAATAATTACGCATAGTAGATGGAGAAGTACCGGGATGCATACCAGTTTGCACTCTTGCATCCCAACGCGGATTATATTTTCCAAATGATGCTTTTGAACCATAAAATAAAATAGATGTAAGATTATTTACAGCACCACCAGATGATGTAGCATTCTTACTATATCGTATAATTGGTTCAACATAAACTATAACATCATTCTTACCGCGTCTTACAATTGCTAATGATTTCGCAAGTATACCATCACAACGATAACCTTGTGAACGACGCACACCAAATACATTAGGTATCTCACGTTGCCATTTTGATTGAATAGTTTTTTCTGAATTGGCATATGCTTCTTTTGCTACATCATTTTTTAAATATTTTTCAATTTCATTAATACGCTTTTTAACACCACCAACTTTCGTGTGTTTAATTGTAATGCGTACCATGATATTACTCTGTGAATGCTGAATTGGTAATAACAACTGCCACTGGATATGATTTCTCTTCTTTCTTTGTGCTTACAGATAAATCATCATCCAATGTAAGGTTAGTCATCTGTCGCATAAAGGCTAATGCTATACGCCTTAGCACATCCATCTTGATTAATGATGCCTGTGGAATCGTACCCATCTGACGTTCCGCAAGAGAAGTATAGTTAGTATAAGTAAAGTATGCACCTAAACGAGAGATTGCCTTTTTCTCGAATGGCTCATCACTGAATGTATCTGATTTAATACTATCTATATATTCTTTAGCAGTTTCAAGGTCTTTGAACATCTGCTCATCTGTACAATAATTATCAGGTAAATCTGATAAGACAACCTGAACTTCCAGAATTAACTCTGATAAATCTATTGCCATGAAAATCCTCTCAATTCGGTTTACACCAATATGAAGATAAAAAAAATACTGGATAGGCTTACGCCACACCAGTAAGTTTGCTGATATAGTTAGAGGTTGAGCCTGCTGCTGCAGAGGGGATAATAACAGTCTTGAAGTACTGTGTAACGATATATCCGTCACCGACACCCTCAAGCCTGTACTGTTCCGCACCCGGAATCTTGCTTCCGTCGTGAGTGAACATAGTTCCCATGCGCATCGTGTTGACTACTGCGAGTGCAGTTGTGGTCAACTGACGAGTTGGGTACAGACCAATTGCGTACTCTTTCTTTACCCATGACCTGAGTGACTCCTGAACGTCACCGATCTGCAGAGGCTTGGACATATGTCCAAACAGAGATGCTGGATAGAAGAACCCGATCTGGTTAATCTCGGAATCAGTGATGGTTGTCGCGGTAAGAATCTTACCGATTGCGTTTGCAATATCCGTTGCCGGATCTGCACCAGCAGTTGCCCATCCTGCGGTTGCTGCAGTTGTCTGTCCTGCACCTGCGCCGAGCGCGGTAAAGCACTCAACGTCTTTCTTGTATGCAAGCCCTGCGGCTGCACCGTCGAGAGAAATCTGCATCTGTGAGTTCTGAATCTGACGAGCCTTAGTTTCATCAGTGAGGAACACCGGGATCTGGTATTTCTTCAAACTGCCTGAAATCTCGAAGGTCGGCATGTTCTTAACGCCAGCGCGAGCACCCTCTGCAACTTCCTCAGCCTCAAGATACCATGTTTCAGGGATAACGAATTTGTAGTCAAGCCCTGCGATACCCTGTTGGGGAATTGCATTCTTTGCGAGAAGCATCTCGTCTGCTTTCTGATAAACAATCTGCTTTATAATATTCTCAAGCGAGATGTCTGCGTCAGAGGTTGTTACACCAAAATTATGTTTTTCCATTTCAATCACCTTATGCGCTCGCTGTGTACTGGTTCACAAGGACTTTGATATGCTTGGTTGCTACTGTAGCACCCGCATTCTGGTCGGCTGCTTCGAGAGCAAATCCGACAATTTCCCCTGCGCCACTCTTCTTATCGACTTCACCGATTGCAACAGTTTCAAGAGCATCGCCAATTGCGATTGCCACGTTGGTTGCAATAAGACACATCTCAACTACGTTACCGTTGATGAGAGGAAGTACAGCGACCTGAACATCTGCAACTGCAGTTCCAGCGAGATTCTCTGACGACTTCATAGCATAACCGTCAGGGCGCTCACCAGCACCACAAAGATCCATTTCATTCGCAACTGTGTTTTTCTTGAGCAGAATACCAGCGTATGTAACTGCTGTATTCATGTTGTATGATACACCGGGCGACTGAACACCCGCAATAAATCCGCCTGCCATTTTAGTTCACCTTTGGTTTTAAATACTTTTTAAATTGATCTCCAATGCCGTTTTCTCGCATCAGTTGATCGAGTTTAGACTCCGCACTTGACACAGGAGCAGGAGTCACAATTGGAACTGCTGATGTGGTTGCAGGAGTTGTTTTCAATACATTCTCTTTGACCGAAGAGAGCACAGATATTCTCTGTTCTGCTGATAATCCAGCACCGATTTTCTCTGGTTCTCTTAGTCCAATACCCTTCAGTTCACCGACTAAAGTACTTGCCTTCTCGTTAAGCAATGCTTCATACTTGACTTTATACTCGTCATTAGCAGGAGCAACTGCAGGAGCAGGCGCGGGTTCTGCAATAGGTACTGTCATTGGCGCAACTGCTGCTACTGGTACTTGTACCGGAGCAACAGACTGTGCTTCAAACTTCGCAATCTGTTCTTTGAGTGTCTTAATCTCTGCCTCGAAGTCAGCCTTTACCTTTGATACATCTGCCTCACTAAAGGACACAGGTGTAGTTGGCTCTGCAACTGGTATGAAGGCATATGTTCCATCAGGATTAGACTTCATTGTGTAATTGACCATTATACTACCGTCCTCAAACATCTTCGGTGGCTCTTTATTAAATTCATTATAATGAGCCTTAAGATGATTGTATACGCTTTTCTTATCTGCTGTTGATATATTAGCCTGATTCAAACGAGCCATTGCATTGCTTAACGCGCTCCAGTTCACAGCATGAGATTTTGGCTCATGATGAGGGAACTTTAAGTCACCGAATGATTCTGGAGGCATGTTTGCCGCATAAGCGAAATGCCCTGCGATTTCTCTCTTCTCTGCGTTTGATAGTTCAGTCCATGATGTCGAGGTAAAATCTGCAAGTGTTGGTTTGCTCCATGCTTTATCAGACTTACCATACTCAAATCCATGAGAGGGCGTACTGAAAGCCACTAATGTTTTAGTAACTTTCGTACCACTGATTGCGGGATTGCGAACAAATGCATTACCTGTTATAATGCCACCAACGAAATGACCGTCCTCATCTTTAGTAAATTCGATTTCAGGGGATACTGCATCGAATCCGTCAGAGAGTATTTGCTTTTGCTTAAGTGGATCAAATACAAAACCTTCATAACAAAGAGTATCATCTTCTTTATTATATCCTAGTTTGTATATATATCCACATACATCTCTGTCATCATGGGTTAGATAAGTGGGCATTAGAGTAGGGGAATTAGAAAAGATATTCTTGCATAACTCTGGTGTAAACGGTATCGTCACACCTTCCCTACTCGTATAACTTCCCGGTCTTGCTGTGACACCAGACACCTTTAAGACCTGTGAGTTTCTCCACTCAATAGGTTCGTTGTCCATAGTGATCACCAAAAACGTAATCTATAAATACAAGTAATATATTGTTTTTGAGATTATATAAAGGTTATGTTAATATAATCTATTTATATTACTTTTTCTCAACATTCCGTACAATATTCTCAGATACATCTCTTGTATGCATCGAGTCTGAATCGGGAGTATCTGGATATGATCCGTCATCTACATCGCCGCCGCGCTCTGCATTTGCTGCAGTTTGATTGGTTGATGCGCCCGACGTACCCTTTGGTGTTATGTATGGAACTTGGTCTTTGGTGCGCGCATTATATCCAACAGATTCTCGCAGTTCTGTTTCTGTGAACAAGCCCGTCGCAGCCATAATAGCCAACTGACGGTGTGCTTCCATTTCAGATGCCGCAAGTGACAATTCGATTTTAATATCAAGTTTCTCTACAGGGAGTGTTGGATCAATCTGTTTTATACGCTCACGCAGTATATACAGCATCGATGGTTTGATTTTCTTAGCAATCTGTACAACTTTACTCGATACATAATTACTTATCACAAGTTCTGATGCATATGAACCTGCACCTTTACCATTCACAGTTGATGGTGGTACGTTAAGCGCCGTCCATATATGATCTTCTATCTGTGAGATCAGGGCGTTAACATCCATGTGTGCGCCCATTTCGCCGCCCACTTGTTTGATGTCAACGGTGTCAAGTGTGACATATCCCTGATCGGGAGCCTGTTCTGCAACTGTCGTCACATATGACTGCATGAATGATTCTGCGTCTGCTTTTGCCGCAAGACGCTTTGCCGTCCATGAGGTTCCATCGTATTTATCGAGCGAGTAAACATCAGCCTTAATGCTGTGGTGTTCTCGCGGTACAGAACGTGAACGTGCCAATACATCCAGAATTGTAATCTGCCTCTTCCACCAAACTGACAGGACTGTTCTGTGTAGCGGTGATGTTGCATATATGCCGAAGGTTCTGCGTCCAAGTCGGTCATTACATATAACTGGTGTGTCTTTATACTTTATATGTATAAACTTACCTTTGGGATACAATGTTCTCTGGAAAGTATTCAATGACTGTTCATTGAGCACCATTATATTTGCTTCAGTATGAATGAATGAGTTATCAATATTGTTGATTTCACTTTCATTACCAATGAATGTAATATATTCAGGTGGCATTATTGTAAGCGATATGTCATTATTAATTGCAAGATAAGCATTACCATAGGTCATGAGCATTTCAGAGAGTGCCTCAAACTGATTCTGCATGTTCATATTATCCATGATTTCTGTAGCGAGTGCCAGCATCCGCTTTTCATTCTCATCAGTTTCGTCGCCCATATTCACAACTGCACCCTTCACAGACTGTGCCACAAGCGTTGAAATCCTGTCGATAGCCCCGCCGATTTCTGGTTCCCATGCAATCAACTGCGCATACACATCGTTGTCCGTCATGTTCTGGAACGATGACAGGTCAACCATCTGACCGACAAGGTTTGTCGTTATCTTCTTCTGCGCTGCTATCTGCGTCGAACCCGTCGCGGCATTACCAATCGACTGACCAAAGAATGCCTTTACTTTCTCGAACATGTCGCCTCACCCTCTAATTTATCTGCAAATTCAACACACAATTCCCAAACCCTGCTTCGCTGTTCTACTTCGAGATCAGGATTAGACTCAATTACTGCTTCAAAAAGTTTTTCTATGTTTATATATTTCATCATTCTCACATCCTTAAAAGGTTCTTGCCATCAAGAAGTTAGGGTTCATGTCCATTGGTGCTTTCGTTGAAAGATACCATACTACATTAGCCACACAGTCGGCAACATCCTTACTTCCGTTAAGAGGGTGGTCTACATTTGGTTTATTACCGCCCTTAACAATAAGTTGTTCCATCTCCATCTTTAAATCTTGATTGAAAACTACCTCAAGTTTTCCCTCGCACATCATTGACCGCACTAAATCGTAGTCAACTTTCTTTACAATGTGCTGCTCTGTTACCATTCCCATGTCATGAGCCATCTCAATAATGTCAGGGAACATCCATGTATCATGTACTATAGCATAAATACTTAATGTACTTGCTGCACTTTTAATATAATTGCGTATGATTGATGGTTTAATGATTACTTCACCATCTTGTCGTGTAAACTTTGTTACACCATCTACATGAATAATATTATTATCATCTCGCCATCCAACAGCCACACCGAATGAATCGTTCTTGACTGCAGGATCAATTGCCATGACGCGCATCTTACGGTTGTCTGGTACGCGAAGTGGCTGGTCTAATACGTTACGCTGCTGCTTTAAAACTACGCCATCGGGAAATGCTACACCAGACCACATGCTCGGTTCGCATCCGTAATCTCTCCAAAACGTCGGCATATCGAATTTAAATTCTTCCATCAACTGCGCTTTGCTGATATGAGGGTTCACTTCCCATGTGGGCAACTTGTATGACAGTGTGTTTTCCTCATATTGTGCCTTTGCAAGCAGGGAAGATGTAATAGATGTCGTTGACATCAGAGAGGACAGCACAAATATGTGTCCATCCATGCCCAATGTTGCTGTCGCTTTACTTATAGCAGCATAAACCTCTTGCGCGCCCAACTTACTTGTCGTTTCTGCAAACAAATCCATCTCATCAAACAGAACAGCCTTACTTGTTGTACCGCGTCCTGTGTTTGCCCATGAACTGAATGGTTTTATGACCACATGTTTAGACGGCGACACGATTTCTTCAGTCTTTACCTTCCAATCTGTCCAAGACTTCACCCATTCGCTGCCCTCAAGCATGTTTTGCACGTTATAAAAGATGCCGTCCGTCACCTGTCGCTCTGATGGCGCAATAACTGGTATGAAAATTGGCTGCCCCTTCAGCAATTTGTAGTATTCTGATGGGTTTTCGAGCGTACATATGTCAAAAAACTCATAACACGCAAGCATTCCGCCAAGCGCTGTCTTACCTGACCGCATTCCAAGTCCAAGTATCAGTTTTTTGTAGTAAGGATCAACCTTGCCCTCATACTTGTGCTTATAAAATGCCCTCGTAATCTCTGCCTGCCTCGGAAACATTGGTGTCTTGAGCACTTCTTCAATAAACCATACCGGATCTTGCCTTGCCTTTATCACCGTTGTCATATATTCAAGTGAATCGAGCGATAAATCAGACATTTTATTTCCCCAACAGTTTCTTCTGCGTATCGATTGCTGTTAAAATCTTCTTCTGACAGTCAGGACATACCTGTGTCGTTATGATATTAGTAAGAGTCAAGTAGTTACCTTTCATATCCTGCACAGATTTTTCCAGTTGTGCTGTATTATCATCATGTATGACCTTAGTTATATCACCAAGCAGGCGTAATGTTTCGCGTATCTCTTTGGTTAGAGCCGTCACATTGCGTATGGTGTCACCATTTACTTGTCCTGCTCCCATAACTTCATCGAGCAGACCATTTAAGTCCACACCGATTTGGTCAAGCCTCTTTATATAGAACTCTTTATTATAACTTCTATTCGCGTCTGATGGATCAACAAAGGTTGTTTCGGTGTCATGATGATATATGTGCTCCTCAACGTCAACCTTCTTCATACCAAAGGCAATCATTGCCTCTTTGGTGGTCTTGTTGCCGAGCGCCAGCGCCTCTGTCCATCTGCTGCCCCGCCTGTCTTGGCACAACGGGCATTTACTTTTGTCCATTATCCTCACGCCCACGCTTAATTACTTCACACGACACGCTGATGAGCGCTTCAAGTGCAAGTTCATACTCCTT